TTTCTTAGGCGAAGCAATGGGTAACTCCACTGCAACTAGTTCCTCACATCCATCACCAATAACGTATGCCGATCCTGTCATGATTTCCATGATTCGTCATACAATGCCAAATCTTATGGCTTATGATGTTTGTGGTGTTCAACCAATGACTGGCCCAACTGGACTCATTTTTGCAATGAGAGCAAAATATGACACACAGGATGGTGCAGATACAATGTGGAATGAACCAAATACCACACATTCAGGTGATGCTGGTGATGATATGACATCATCTGGTACAGCCGGTACTGCTGGTGCACAAGGTGGTTCACCTGCACTTGCACTTAATGGTCAAGGTGTTGCAACAGCAACTGCTGAAGATTTCGGTATTACAGCCACAGATGGAACGGCTAACCAAGATTTCCAACAGATGGCCTTCTCAATTGACAAGGTTACTGTAACAGCTAAGACACGTGCACTCAAGGGTGAGTATTCGATGGAATTAGCTCAGGATCTCAAAGCAGTTCATGGTTTGGATGCTGAAACAGAATTGGCCAACATCATCTCACAAGAGATTTTGGCTGAGATTAACCGCGAGGTTATCCGCACAATTTATTTCTCTGCAGCACACGGTGCACAACATAACACAACAACAGCCGGTGTTTTTGACCTCGACACAGATTCTAATGGTCGTTGGTCAGTAGAGAAGTTCAAAGGTTTGATGTTCCAGATCGAGCGTGAAGCTAATGCAATTGCAAAGGCCACACGTCGCGGTAAAGGTAATATCATCATCACATCCTCAGATGTTGCATCTGCAATGGCAATGGCCGGAGTAATGGACGGAAGTGGAATTGATGACACAGGCAACACCTTTGTCGGAACACTCAATGGTCGTTATCGCGTCTACATTGATCCATATTTTAGTGCATCCGCATCAAATTTCTTTGTTGTTGGATACAAAGGTTCCAGTGCTTATGATGCTGGTATTTTCTACTGTCCTTACGTTCCATTACAAATGGTTCGTGCGGTTGGTGAGAACTCCTTCCAGCCTAAGATTGGTTTCAAGACACGTTATGGTATGTCAGCCAATCCTTTCGCCACACAAACAGATCCTTTCACGGATTCTGTTGGTTTGGGAACTGGTGCAAACCTTTACTACAGAATTGTCAGAGTTGACAATCTGATGTAATCAATTCTCTTGGGTTTCGCTACACCAAGGGATCGTTAAGAAGAGGGGAAGTCGGGAAACTGGCTTCCCCTTTTTTGTTTTTGATCCTTACTAAATATACTAGAAAGGATACTATGTCAGTAATTCAAAACCTACCATCAAATCTTAGTTATCTATCCCCAATTGGATTTAGATTTTCTCTGGCTAATTTTCCAGATGTGAACTATTTTTGTCAAGCGGCTAATATTCCTGGCATATCTTTAAGTACTATAATCTTTCCATTACCCTTAAAAGACATTGAAGATCCTGGCGACAATGTAAGTTATGAAGAATTGACAATTCGATTTATTGTCGATGAAAATATGAAAAACTGGATTTCTATATTTGATTGGATCACTGCACTAGGATTTCCAACAAAAGAATTACAGAGAGAAAGACAATTAAGAGAACAAAACATGGAACTGAGAACCGATGCTGTATTGACAGTATTGACCAGTAATATGAATGCGCAAATGAACATAAAGTTTCAAGGTTGTTTTCCACTTAATCTGTCTTCGATACAATTTGATAGTAGTTTAACTGATGTTGATTATGTAACTGCTGATGTCTCATTCAGATATGACATTTATGAAATACAAAATTTATTAAATAATGAATCTTCTTACCAAGGAGCTCCCATAAATCGTAATGCATAGGAGGTGATTTGAAACTTGAAGAAATTCAAGAACTTTGGAATAGGGATCGTGATATAGACATTGCAGATCTAGGAATAGAATCTGTAAGAATCCCACAGATACATGATAAGTATCTAAAAATCTACATAGACGAACGCATAAGACTCAAGGGTTTACAGTTTGAACTAACCAAACTGACTAGACTCAAGACGGATTATTATGCCGGAAATTTGACTGAAGAAGAACTTGAGAAGTTAGGTTGGGAACAATTCTTGACCAGACTTATCAAGACTGAAATAACAAAATATCTTGAGGCTGATGAAGACATTATCAAGATTAAGAGAAACATCGTACTCATGGAAGAGAAAATACATTATTTGGATGCTATCATAAAGATGGTGATGAATCGTGGATTTCAGATCAAGAGTGCTATAGATTGGATAAAGTATAAGGATGGGATCTCATGATGTAGAAATAACCAAAGTAAATGAGGTCTATGTCAAGATAGAATCTGAGCATTCAGTTGCACAGGAAATATCAGATCACTTTACATTTTTGGTTCCTGGCCATGCATTTGTTCCTGCATTTCGTAAAAGATTGTGGGATGGGAAGATAAGACTCTTCAATGTAATGAACCGATTATTGTATGGTGGTCTGCTACCTCATCTCTGTAAATTTCTATATTTGAGAGAATATACTGTAAAATTTAAATCAGACTTTAAACTTGATAAAATTGAACTACAACCAGAAGATCTACCAAGACTACCAGAAGTCGTAAAACCAAGAGATTATCAATTAGATGCAGTAAATCATGCTCTTTCTAATCACAGATCACTTTTATTGTCACCTACAGCATCAGGTAAATCTCTCATTATATACATATTAGTACGATACTTAAAACTGAAGACTCTCATACTTGTACCAACAACATCATTAGTTTCACAGATGTACAATGACTTTAGAGAGTACGGATGGGATGTAGCAAATAATTGTCATACAGTTTTTGCTGGAAGAGACAAGGGTTCAGATTTGCCCGTAGTCATTTCAACATGGCAGTCAATTTATAAAATGCAACAGAAGTATTTTGAACAATATGAACTTGTGATAGGTGATGAAGCCCATGGTTTCAAATCCAAATCCCTTACATCAATAATGACCAAATGTATTAATGCAAAATATCGAATTGGCACAACTGGAACTCTGGATGGAACACAAACACATAAACTAGTATTAGAAGGTCTATTTGGTAAGGTGTATAAGGTCACATCTACAAAGACTCTGATTGACCAAAAACATCTTTCACCTTTTCAGATTAATGCACTAGTTTTAAAACATCCAGATTCGATTTGTTTTAATTTAAAGAATATTAGTTATCAAGAGGAATTAGAATATTTAATAGCATCAGAGGCAAGAAATAAGTACATAGTAAATCTCACACTAGGGATGAAGGGTAATTCCCTTCTTCTCTTTCGTTTCGTAGAAAAACATGGACAGTTACTTTATGACATGATTCGGGAGAATACAGATGGAAAAAGAAAAATCTTCTTCGTACATGGAGGGACAGATACCGATACTAGGGAAAGCATTCGACACACTGTTGAGTCTGAACGAGACGCAATCATCGTGGCAAGTTATGGTGTATTTAGCGTTGGCGTCAATATTAGGAATCTTTCTAACATCGTGTTTGCTAGTCCTTCTAAATCTCGTATAAGAAATTTACAGTCGATAGGAAGAGGGCTCCGAAAATCAAATTTCAAAAAAATGGCAACACTCTATGATGTGGCAGATGATTTAAAACATAAAGAGAAGAAAAATTATACTTTGGAGCACTATGAAGAAAGGGTAAGGATTTATAAGGAAGAAAGATTTCCCCTAGCCACATATCACATACAGTTGAAGACATAAGTAATGTTTATTTAACCCCTACACCAGTATTATATCATTTGTCAAGTGCTTTGTCAAGTGGTTGACACGATACAGTTCTCATGGTATAATATTACTATAACTTTAGAAAAGGACTCACATGGCGGAACATTATGTAGACAACCAACGCTTCTTGTTGGAAATGACTGAGTATCAAAATGAACGAAAAATTGCTAAAGAAAATGGAATAGAATTACCACCATGTCCAGATTACATTGGAGAGTGTTTTCTAAAGATTGCACAAAGACTATCCTTTAGACCCAACTTTATAAATTATGCATTTAGAGAAGATATGATCTCTGATGGTATTGAGAATTGTGTCCAGTATATGAATAATTTCAATCCTGAAAAATCAAAGAATCCATTTGCATATTTTACTCAAATTATCTACTATGCATTTATCCGCAGAATCCAGAAAGAAAAGAAACAACTATATATCAAATACAAAACGATGGATAGTAATTCATCTCTTGGAGACAACGTAGAAGTATCGGCTGATGATACCCAAAATTATGTGTATGAAACAATGACCAATGATCAAAAAGTGAATATGTATGACTTTATATCTAACTTTGAAGAAGCCAAAAAGAAAAAGAAAGTAGCCACAACTAAGAAATCAACATCACTTGAACTATTCATGGGAATATGAAAATAGCCATAATCACAGATACACATTGGGGAGCCAGAAATGATTCTCAATTTTTTGCAGATTACTTTAGAAAATTCTATGAAGACATATTTTTTTCTACCCTAATAGAAAGAGATATTAATACAGTCGTGCACATGGGTGACATAGTAGATAGACGAAAGTTCATAAACTATAAAACCCTTTACCAGATGAGAGAAATATTTTTTGATACATGCTGGGATCGGTATATAAATCTTCATGTAATAATTGGAAATCATGATACCTTTTTCAAAAATACGAATGTGGTAAATAGTATGGACTGTCTTAGAATGATGTCCAGTGGTGGTGAAGGTGATGGTGGTGGCATGGTAAAAGTATATCATGATCCTACTGAAGTTGTCTTTGATGGGACAAAGGTATTCTTTCAACCTTGGATATGTCCAGAGAACAAACAACAATCTTTGGATGCAATAGCAAAGACAGATGCACAAATCTTGTTTGGTCATCTTGAAGTACAAGGATTTGAAATGCATCTTGGTGCTATCAATCATGAAGGGTTGTCACCAAAGGTATTTGAGAAGTTTGAGTATGCATTCAGTGGTCACTTTCATCACAAATCTGACAATGGTAATGTATATTATCTGGGCAATCCATATCA